GGAAGAAGTGGCAAAGCTGCAAAACATCGTGCATAAATACGTCCCGCTAACATACACTGAAGACGAAAAAGCTGAAGTGTTTATGGATGCAATAGACACTTTCCAGAAGCGTGGCCACACTGTCGACGATTTAACCGACATGGACTGCTGGACCGACCAAGGGGTCAACCGAGTCGAGTTCAACATGAAACAACAACAGAAAATGAATGGTTCGGACCCATTGCACAAAGATAAAGCCGGCCAGGGAATCGCCGCTTGGAATAAAACCCTTAATTTTGCGATGTGCGTCTGGACAAGATTGTTGGAAAAAAGGATGAAAGAATCAAAGAAAATCGTTTTTTGTAGCGGTCAATCTGACACAGAGCTCCTCCAACTCGTCGACGCCATGTGCACACACGAGAGTTTCGAGTATATAGAGAATGACTTCTCTGAATTCGACTCATCTCAGAACAATTTGGAACACGAAAATTTCCTAGCTACCCTCGCCGCCTTACGTTGCCCTATCTCACTTCTTACTCACTTTAGAGAGATGATGTACAAGCGGGACGTATCCATGCCTGGTGCGACACTGCACGTGCGCTCAAAAAAAGACTCCGGTCGAGTCGACACCCTATGCGGCAACACATTGTTTAATCTCTCCGTCCTTATGTCCCTGTTTGACGAGCAATCCGACATCGCCGCCATTTACCTTAAGGGCGATGATTCGCTGGTCGTCGGGAAAAATCTTCGTATTTGCCCCGATCGCATTAAAAACTACAAAGATCAATGCGGTTATCAGCTTAAAATTAAAGCAGGACATACCGCCGAATTTACCCATATGATCGTCAACCATGCTGGTGCCGCTATAAATCTTCCAAGATTGGCGGCCAAGACCTTTTCGCGATTCTATAAGAACGAGACGGATTTAGATAACTACCGTATTGCCGTTGCAGACCTCTTAAGGACCTGCAATGACACTACCACTGCCATGAGGACATGCAAGGTGAATGCCATCCACCACAATATAACTGAGGATGCGGCTGATCAACTACTCTCGGCATTGACGCTTTTCGCACGTGGCTGCTTCTCTTATGAAGACGATTTAATAGATGTGGGGGATTTAGTTAAGACACAAGGTATATAACCTTCGTAGGAGGTTAAGTATATGGATTTCGAGACAATCATCAACGTCTTACTAATCATACTGTCTTTCATAGACATTCTAATAAATCTCCACCACTCTCTAAATTACCATAATGCCATCCACCATTCAAAAACAAAAACCTGCAAAAAAGACGAGCAGGAAAACGTCTAAAGTCGCCAAAACCACC